CCTTCTGGGTTGTCGATAGTTACTTTATCTGAACCCATTATGTAGGCTGCACCGTAGTTGTAGTTGCCTGTTGTTTTATTAGCCATTACTATCTCCCTTGTTGTAATGATTGCATTTGTTCTTCCAACGTAAGTTGGCTCTTTCTTTCAGCTTCGCTTCTGAAATCTTGTGCTAAATTTTGTCTATTTATTTGTGCTTGTAATTGTCTTTCGTCATCAGCCACAGCCTGCAGTTGTGGATTTTGTATTGGTCGCATCATTTCTTCTTGGCTCACAGCAGGTCTAACACCTTTGGTATAGTCAGAACCCTCTCCTGCTTCCTTTGTAAGGAAAGAAGATGATAAAAAATCTGCTGCTAATTCCACTCCGGGATCAACTATACGTGCCGCAGTTTCTACTCCTGCTGCTATTTCTTTACCTGTGTAATCAGAGCCTGTTAATTTTGATATGCCTTCACCAGCTGCAATCATTCCTTTTCTAAATAACGTTCCTAGATCGCCTGATTTTTCCATTTCTGCAATTCTATTTTTTTGCATTGTCTGAGCAAATAAATCAGGGGCAATTATAGAACCAATAGTTGCTGTGGAGATAGTGGTAAAAGGACCAAAACCTATAGATTTTACACCGTTACCAAAAACTCTAATACCTTTTGATTTCATATCTCTTAGTTTTTGTTTAGCGTCTTCTATTTTTTGTTTCCTTAAAGCTACAGCTTGCTTTTTCTCTTCTTCAATTCTTTCTGCTCTGTTCTTTTTTCTTAGTTCTTTTTTTACATTTTCAGCTTCTATTCTTTCAGGCTCTAATTCTAAGTCTGCTTGAATATTTTCTTTTTCTAACTCTAATATTTCTTTCCAATCAACTTGCTCTTGTCTTCCAAATTTTGCAATGTTTGCTTTTGATTGAGCTTTTGATTCTTTTAAATTTAAATCAGCCAGTTCTTTATCAATAGGTGTTACTACAGTGTTTTGTTTTGAAAGTCCTGCATCCGTTTTTCCTTTTGATATGATAGGATATTTAATTGCTCCCTCTTCAACTAAACTTGGAACAGAATATCCTGCTTTTGCTGGTAACTGATTTAAACTATCCAATCCTAATACTTCAGCGTAACCACTATGTAAAACCTTAAGAGCTGCTCTACTTTTAGATTCGTCTATTGTTTCTACAGGAGATAAATAGTATCTGTCAGACATATCAGCCATTGAATTAGCGAATCCTTCAAAGGTCGTATGTCCTAACAAAGCTTTGGCTGCGTCTTTTTGTTTTAACTCAGTAGCTAATATAGATGGCACTATTTTTTGAAGATCTTTTAATCCTTTTAATTCTCTTCCTAATAATTTTTTGTCAGGTAAAAAAAGATCTCTCAAACCTCCCGGCTTTTGTATTTCTTTACGTGCTAAGTCTACTAATTTAGCATCTGAACCATCAGGAGGATTAAATAAAAATTCAGCATTAGGATTTCTAGCTAAAGTTCTGTCTCTCTCTGTTTTTAGCCATTCTCTAAGCCACTCAGGAACATCTACAGAGTTTCTATTCTTTGTAAGTCTAAATAACTTATCTCCCTTTTGAAGATCAGTATCTCCTCCTATAAATCCTCTATCAAAATCAATTTCATCTAGTCTTAAATTTGCAATCTCTCCGGGTCTGTTCGGAATCATTGCATTTAAAAATATAAGACCTTTAACATCTGGATCAGGAATATTATTTATAGCTGATATTATGTTAGGAAAAGCGACCTTACCTTTTGGGATTTCTTTAAATGCTCTAGTTCTTCGAGGTTGCTTGTTGTTTTCAAGCTGACCAGTTTTCTGCATAGCATTGGCTTTTCCACTTGAGCCTACAAACGTATTAGGATAATCAAATGATGATCTTCCATCAGGCATAGGGTTGATTACACCCAAATTTGCTAAAGCAATTTCTGCAGTTTTGAGATTTCTAAAAGGAGCGTTTGTTCCTAGACTATCTAAATTTTTTAAAAATTCAGGATCATTAACTACACTATAAGGCGTATCCATAGAGTAGCCTGCTTTAATCAAAGAATTTTTTAAAGAGTCTCTTTTAGAATCAGGTTTTTCAACTACACCTGTTCTTTTGTCTACTGTCTTAACTGTGAGAGCATCTACAGTCAGAGCATCACCCAACGTCAAAGTTTTATCTCTAAATTTACTTAATAAATACTTGTCGTCTTGTGCCATTATTTAATATCCAAATGTTTCATTTTGTACTTGATAGACCTGAGCCTTAATGCCATTAAGCGTTTGATGAATCGTTGCATATCCTGTCATCCTTGTCATCAACATATATCTTAGAGCATCGTATGC